GACAAGGATCGCACACGTATTACCCCTTCAAATTTTTCCACCAAAATATTTTGATAGGTTACCCTGCAAGCAATCAACCAAGAAGTAGACACCATACGGAAATCTTAGTGAATCACTAAGGGTAACCCTAGTGTGTGGAGAACTCTCTCCTATACTGTCCATTAATAAGCGTCACTTATAAATCCTTCAGTGGAGGTATTAGAATTTCTTATCTGTTGAGGAGTCATACCCATAGCAGATTGAGATATGGTGTTATTCATGATAGATCCCCAATTTTCGTAGTGAATGGAGAGTAATTCATCTTTTCTTTTGATGATGTTTAGATCTTCTGTTTGAGCCATGTACTCTGTCCAGTAGGCAACTGCACCTGCAAGGGAGTCTACGAGGTCATCATGTACCAGAGAACCTCTGTGACGAGAGATACGAGACAGTTGATAGACAAGTTGAAGTTTTAATCTACGTTCTGGTGTCTCTTGTGGGTTAGAACGGAAGTCTTTTTCTATCACTTTGCGGTCAATTATCAGGCGGTGAGAGTTCATTACAGGTTCTAGGGTGTCAATTATGCGTAGTTCTTTGGTTTTATTGTTTCTAACGTCTTGAACTTGGCATGGGTGAAATCGCATTAGGAAGGGTTTGAGGAGTTCAGCAAACATACCACCACCGAAGTTTTGTTCAACAAGTATGGAATTGATTTTATTTTCTCTGGCAATCTTACTAATCTTCTCCAGAACGGCATCTGAGTAGCCCCCAGACAGCCCTAAACACTCTGTGACGTATAAATTACCATTAAGCATCTTAACGCAGCTTATAGCGGTCTGATCCTTACCTTTACCAGAAGGGTCAACAAACATAACTGACCCTGTATATTCTATAAAGTCACCAAATTCTTGGGCTGGTCGGTAGAATCTATCGCCATTGAAGCCTACACATTGCAGATCAGTGATGACATATTCGGGATTATTAGACCAGATAACTTTTTCTGGTGCAAATTCTTTATTTACAGAAGCAATTACTAGGTCGTTTATTTTTAAAGGGTATCTATCTTGGTCAGATAGAGTTGTATCTAGTTGGAATTGTAGATTAAACCCAGAACGACCATAGGAAGCTTCACGTTCCATCAAATCCTGTGCTGAGAACCTTATAGGGTCAACAGGGTCTTTCGGCTTTACAAGCCCTTCTGTAAGTTGTTGTTGAATCTTAGGAGCAAGTCTATCTCCATAGTTGTTTTTTAGTTCTGGGTATCTAGCAGTCCATATTCTTGTTTCATATCCTCTTTCTTCCAGCGTAAGGTACACAGAGTTTTCTACTTGTGGTGTACCAAGAAAAGTAATCTTTCCATTTGGTTTTAAAATTGCTTCAAATTCTTTTACAGCTTCACTAAGTTTGTCTCTCATGGGCTGTGTATAAGAGTTGTTAGGAACTTCTACGTCATCTGCTATAACTTCATCTGCTCTAGCTCCTGACATCTGCCCTAAGACACCCCTAGAAGAGCATGAGGGAGCATGATCGGCCTGTGCAGGTTTTACATCAAAACTTACCTTACTGTTTCTCTGGTCATCTCTGGGGATCAAATCAGCAAGTATTGGCATCTCATTGATAAGACGCATGGTAAATGTAGTAAAGTTATCGGCTCTATCTTTACTGGCAGATACAACCAAGAACTTTAGCTGTGGATTCATACGAAGTCTCCACACTACATAGGTAGATGTAATCCAACTCTTACCTACACCACGAAATCCCTGTATGATTTTACGTCTTGCACCATATTGTAGATATTCAGCTATGTCTAACTGAACAGGTGTAGGGTCTGGTAGGTTTAGATGTCTCCAAGTAACGATTAAGAAATATCTAAAGTCTTGTAGTTTTTTTGGTAGTGGTTGCAATTATAAATCAGCTAAAGGTACAGCATCTAGGTCTGGTAGGTTCTCCATAAGCTCTTGCATTGGGTTCTTTTCTACAGGTAAGCACTCAACACCATTATCTTTTAGAAATTGTCTAGCTACGTTTAAATCCCCTGCCTTTGCTTCTCCACTTGTAATCTTATCTGTCAATTCTTTTGCAAGAAGTAAATGTAACTTTTCTAGGATTTTAAAATTTTTATCCATGATTAGTCTTGTTTTTAAATAATATAATCACTTCTGACCTGTATTGCCAGATAGGAGATACTTTATTTTACCAAAGAAACCTAGCTTTCTAACTTTCTTGTATAGTTTCATACCTTTCTCATAGCGATATAGCTTGGTTTCTATTTCTGATATACGCATTATTGCTGAAGTTAAAAGCAAATCCTGTAGCTTGGTGTACTTAACTAGGTCTAAACAGTATGCCCTTACAGCTTCATCAGGCAGTTGTTCTGTTTCACGTTGCTTTACTTCAATTTCAAACTCTATTTCTGGCGGTGGGTTGCCAACAAGAATCTTGAAAAACTCTTTATGTGTCATATCAGTTCATCTTAGGAAATAACTGTTGCTCTAACATATCAACAGCACGATCATCAAGCGTGTTGGTAGTTTGTTTGCAGATTGCTCTAAGCAGATCGACTACTAATCTCTTTACAGCAGTTGTAGTAAAGAACTTAAGTAGTATTGGTTTTAAGAGTTTGAGCATAATAATCTTGTGTTACTTTCCAAACATAGCTACATTGCTAGTATTAAACAAGAGTCTTAACTTTTCATGGAAGATCAAGAACCAAGTAAAGTCGAAACTATTGTAAAAGTTTGCGTACTTTTGTGGTCGGCAACATTATTATCTCTTTCATACTACGAACCGCCATCTGGTAAAAAGATTGTAGATTTTGACCCGACATTTATTGCAAGTATTTTTAGTGCTTCCACTGCGTCACTTGGGTTCTCGATAAAAAAGAAAAAAGATACTATAGTAGATAATAAGAACACTAAAGTAACCACCAAATGAAAAAGCTACTCTTACTAGGTTTATTTATAGCTGCACCTTGTTACGCAAACGGAGTACCTTCTTGGACTACTGGCTCTAGTAACAGAACTGAGAATACTACTCAGACCATAACTCGCACACAGGTAACAGAAAAATATGGGTCAGCCCTAAATACTTGGGAAGCATCTAACATATCTGTAGCTGCTTCTGCTGGTATTGCTGGTGGTGATGCAGTATTTACAGTTGCAGATAGCACAAAAGATTGGTCACTTAGTATTACTACTAGGGCAGCAAGCCAAATGACTGAAAAGATTACTCTTAATGATGCGATTACGACTACTAGCGTTATCACTTCTTTGTCTGTCTTTAGTCAGTAATAAAGCAAGAGCCGAAGGCGATACAAACGTACAGGCTCAACCTAATGCTGTTGGTAATTCCAGTATTATCAATCAGAATATGAATGTTAATAATGGAATGACAGGCAAGTTGCAGTTCGGAAACTTAGTTTGTAGTCAACCTACTATGGCTGTAACTCCTTTCTATACAGGTAATGATGCACAGGGAGAAGAGACATATAGCATCAATGAAGGTTGGGGAATACAAATGAGTTTTATGATACCGCTAGGAACTAATAATGAAACGTGTTCTGAATTAGCAAAAGTAAAGCTAGACCTAGCCAAAGAAGAACTAGACAAGCAAGTGCATGATAAGCAGCTAGTTCGTATCTTGAAGTGCGGACAGCTTCACGCATCAGGCTACATGATAAACCCTGCTTCTAAGTTCGCATATATTTGTAGTGATGTAATTAATATACGAAGTTATGTAAAAGCCAACGCAGAAAAATTTAAAGGCGAGTAACGCTCTGTAGAGGAGTTACGAATTAAACAAGTTCCCACTTGTGTTCGTTTCATAAAGCCTAAGTGCTTTAGACTTACTGAGGTCATCTGCTATTCGTCAATAGAAGAGAGATCAGTCAGGTACACTCGCTTGATATTTAGTATATCTTACTTTTCTTTATCTGCCATCTTCTCCTTTACATTGGCTACCTCTTTCTTCAAAACCTTAGTAAATATTTTCTTAAATGTTTTCTTGATAAAAGCTAATACAGATTGCATAGCAATACCACCAACCACACTAGCAACTGACGCTGTACCTGCTGCTATCACACTAGAAGCTATGACCTCTGGTG